GTCCTCGCCGATCTGACCGCGCGGGTCAAGGCCCACGCCGCGGCAGGCGAGGTGCCGCCCGCGTCGCTGATCGCCGTCGTGACTGACCTTCACCGGCAGCTTGCGGTCTTGGCCCGGCACCGCGAGGCCCACCCGCTCGCCTACGCCCGCCTCTGGGCACCTGAGTGCCGCACCTGCCCCCACCCCGACCCGGCCGCCCCCGCGCCGCCCAAGGGCCGCCGCGGCGCGCCGATGGTTGAGGTCCGCGGCACGATCCACCGCTGCCCGGTCTGCGGCGTCGAGGAGTCCCGCACGTCGCAGATCGGCGCGGTGCGGGCCCTTCTCGCCGGGGACTACGATAAGGCGTTCCTGCTCGGCGGGTCGCGGACCGGCAAGACCGAAGCCGGCGCGCAGGTCGCTGTCGCAATCGCGCAGGGCGCCGACCACCCCGACACGCAGGCATGGGCAAGACTCAACGGCCTGTCGCTTGCCCGCATCCAGCGCGGCCCCGGCCTGTTCTGGGCGGTGTCGCAGACGCACACGATGAGCAGAACCATCCAGCGGGAGAAGCTGGACAAGTACCTGCCGGCCGGAAGCAAGCGCCGCGGCTGGGAGGCCGACAACGAGGCGGAGGTCAGGCTGCCGGGCGGCGGCAAGATCGTATGCAAGGCGTTTGCCCAGAACACATCGGAGGGCAACGCGAAAAACCCGTTTGAAGGCGCGAAGATACACGGTGCATGGGTCGACGAAGAGCCGCAGTCGGTCCAGGGCTTCGACAGCATCGGCGCCCGGACCATCGACTACGACGGCCTTGTCTACGCGACGATGACCCCGCTCTCGGGCTGGACTCCGTTCCTCTTGACCAACGTCGGGCACCTCGACAAAGGCACGCCGCCGCCCCCGCGCCTGTTCGTGGCCTTCCTCCATGCGATGGACAACCCGCACGTCAGCCCGCAGGTTGTCGCAGACAAGTGGGCCGGCAAGCCCGAAGCCATCCGGCGCAGCCGCCTCCGCGGCGAGATCGTCGCGCTTGAGGGCGCGGTGCACCCCGACTTCCACAACGGCGCGCCGTTCGTGGTCCCGTCCTTCGACCCCCCGGCACACTGGCCCCGCTACGGCGGGATCGACTTCGGCGCCCGCGCCCCCTTCTGCCATCTCTGGGCGGCGCATGACGAGAGTGCTGACGTGCTCCACGTTTACCGCGAGCACTACAAGGCAGACGAAATCCTCGCCTACCACGCCGCCGCAATCTGGGCGGTGGAGGGCTGCCCCGCCTGCCAGCCGTCCGACGGCGTGGGCAGCGACGAATGGACGCGCTGGCGTGTGCGCTGCGCCGACGGCACCCATCGCTGCGAGGTCTGCGCCGGCACCGGCTTGACCACCGACGCCCCGACGATGCGGTGGGCGGACCCCGAGGGCAAGGACCAGCGCGGGATGCTGTCGACGCTCTACGACCTGCCGACCGCCCCGGCCGAGAAGGGCCGCGCCGCCTCGTTTCAGGTGCTCTTCGACCGGATGACCGTGTCACCGAAGCACGGCACCCCCGGCGTCGTCATCCATGACCGGTGCGTCAACCTCATCCGCGAGACAGCGCGACTCGTCTGGCGCAAGGGCCGCCACGGCGAGACCGCCGACAGGTGGGAGACCGACGGCGACGACCACGCACACGACGTGCTGCGCTACCTCGTCTATGCCCTGCGCGGGCGGTACAGCGCACCCGCAGAGGAGGGCACCGGTTGACCTTGACGCACGCCCCGGGCTATGATCGCGGCATGGCCACCCCGACCGACACAGCACCCCTTGCCGTCGCCCCCACGTCCGTCTGGGGCCGCGCCTACCTGTCGGTTGCCCGCGCGCTCGGGCTGGTCAACCCGGTGGAGCGCCCCCGCGAGTTTGTGGCCGGAGGGGACTACGCCGCAGCCGCGCCGACCGAGGGGCTCTACAGCCCGGCCATCGCGCTCAGCGCGTACCTGAACCCTTGGGTCTATGCCTGCGTCCGGGCGATTGCCGGCGACCTCGCCGCCTTGCCCATCGTCGTCAAGCGCCGGGGTGAAGTCGTCGAGAACCACTGGCTCCCCAAGGCCGTCGCCAACAGCGGGCACCCGTCGTCGCGGACATGGCGCGAGGCGACCGTGCGGGACATGCTCCTCGCCGGCCGGTCGACGTCGGTCCTGCTCTACAGCAACCTGACCGGCGCGCCCATCGGCGTGCGGTGGGCCCACCCCGAGCGCGTCCGGGTCATCCCCGCCGCCGACGGCACCCCGCTCGGGTACGAGATCGGCAGCGACAAGACGCAGACCTACCCGCCCGAAGCGGTGCTCTCCGTCCTGACGCTGGGCGTGCTGGACGGCCCCGATGCCCTTGCCGGTGTCGGGGCGACGCAGGTGCTCCACTCCGACCTGACCGCCGATCAGGCCCTCGCCGCCGGCACCGCGCGCAAGGCCCGGTCGGGCCGACCCTCGGCGATCTACCGGCCCGCGTCCAAGGACGTCGGCTCAGGGTGGAGCGCGGCAACCGTCGCGCAGATCAAGACGCAGCTCGCCCGCATCTTCGGCGACGCCGACGGCGGGGTCGCTGTCCTCGGCGCGTCCGGCGCGGAGTTGGACCTTCTCGACTGGGCGCCGAAGGACATGGACGGCCCCGCGCAGCGCACGTGGACCCGTGACCTCATCCTCGCCGTCTTCGGCGTGCCGCCCGTGCGCCTCGGCGTGGATGCGGCCAACATCTTCGCCACCGCCGGCGCGCAGCTCACGTCGTACTGGACCGACCTGCGGGGCAAGATCGCGCCGCTGGACGAGGCGATGACGATGCTGGCCCGGCGCGTCGACCGCGACGACAGCATCACCGTAGAGCATGACTTCAGCGGCGTGGGGCCGCTTCAGGCCGCCGACTCCGACATCCTCGCGCGCATCGGCGCCCACATCGCGAACGGCATGGACCCGGCCGTCGCCTACGCCTACGAGGGCTGGGACGACGTGCCCGAGGGCGCCTTCACCGCCCCCGCCGCCCCGGCAGCCCCCGCCGGGCAGACCCCACCGCCCGCGCCCGCCGATGACGCCCTGGACGATGAGGGCGACGACCTCGCCGAAGACGAGGACTTGGCAGGCGAAGACGCCGACCTCGCCGCGTCCCTCTCCGATGCGGCCGACGTGCTGGCCAACCCCGACGCGACCGACGCCGAGCGCGCCGAGGCCATCGCCGCCCTGACCGCCGCCGCCGAGGCCCTCGCGGCCCGGGGCGACGGGTGAAGGTCACCCGCGACATCGCCGGGATCGACCGCAAGCCGACCGCGGCGATGGCCAGCAATGCGCGCCTCGGCCTTCGCCTGCGCGAAGAGCACGGCCGGGGCGGGACCGCCGTCGGTGTCGCGCGCGCCCGGGACATCGCCAACCGCGCGAACCTGTCCGACCGCACGATCCTGCGGATGCACTCCTTCTTCGCCCGCCACGGCGCGCAACAGACCGCCGCGGGCTGGGAAGACCGCTCCGACCCGTCCGCGCAGTGGATCGCATGGCTGCTCTGGGGCGGCGACTCCGGCCGGCGCTGGGCGCGCACCCGCCGGGATGCCATCATGGCCGCGCGCAAGCCGAAGCGCCGCGCAGCCCGCCGCGCCCCGGTCACCCGCGCCGCCGGCAAGCTGCCGCGCCTGACCATCGCCCGGTCGCGCCGCTTGGTCAGCAAGGCTCGCCGCACCCAAGAGCGCATGGTTCTTCGCGCATGGTCCGGGGCCCTGCGCTCTCAGCGGGACCGCCTCATCGCACGCCTCGGGGCTATTGACGCGGCCCGGGGTGTACGCGCCGGCCTATTGACGCCTACCGGGACCGCCCCGGTGCGCCGGGTGCTCATCGCCGATGACGTCGCCGCGCTGTTCAGCGTCGCAGCCGAGGCCCTGACCATCGCCGAGGCTGTGACCAACGTCATCGGGGCGACTGTGCAGGTCGGATGGGGGCTCTTCAAGGCATGGCTGACCGCCCCGGATGGCCGCGGCATCGCTTGGGAGCCGACCCAGACCCCGACGCCCGGCCTGTTGGCTGAGCAGGTCACCCGCGTCAACGAGACAACCAAGCGCCAGATCGAGGCCGAAGTCATCGCCGGCATCACCGCTGGCGAGTCCATCGGCGACATCCAAGAGCGCGTCCGGTCGTCGCAAGCCTTCAGCGCCGCGCGGGCTCTGACCATCGCCCGCACCGAAACCAACCGCGCCCTGCAGGCCGGGACCGACTTGGCCTATGGGCAGGCGGCCAACCTCGGCATCGACTTCGAGGTCGAATGGGTGCGCGCCCCCCTTCCTGTTGAGCCGGACCGCTCCCATCGCCGCTGTCATGGTCAACGTGTTGCACCCGGGGGCATGTTCGTGATACCGTCGGGTCAAGACGTAGGGGCCCGAGCCCCGTCCCCCGGCGGCTTCGGCATCGCCCGCC